TATGGAATGGGTAAAAATAAATTGATGGCTGAACTAGGTTTAATGAAAGAGTCAGCAGAGAAATTAATTAGACAATATCATACTAAAGCTCCGTTTGTAAAAAAACTTATGGACAATGTATCTCGTAAAGCAAACGACAGAGGTAAGATTAGAACTTTATTAGGTCGTGCATGTCATTTTGATTTATGGCAGCCAGTGCAGTTTGGTGTATTCAAACCTTTACCATTAGAACAAGCTAGAAAAGAATATGATGAGCCACTAAAAAGAGCTTTTACTTACAAGGCTTTAAACAAATTGATACAAGGATCTGCGGCTGATATGACAAAAAAATCTATGGTAGCTTTATATGAAAATGGTATAATACCACACATTCAGATTCACGATGAGGTAGATATCTCTGTAGAGTCAGATAAAAAAGCAGAGGAAATAATACAGATTATGGAAGCTGCTGTTAAATTAAAAGTCCCTAACAAGGTTGATTATGAGAAGGGAGAAAACTGGGGTGAAATTAAATAATGGCATACTTAAATGCAAATATACCGGCGACGTACGCACAGATAAGGAGAGAATATTT